TGATACGTGCAGTTTGCCACATAACGATCTGCATTGCAGCATGTTGCGATAAATTTTCTACAACTTTCGCACCGTGCAGGTTCACACGCTGGCGACCCATGGTGTACGTCCAGTCCTTGCCGTCATGGCTCAGCTCGTTGTACATCACACCGGGCTCACCGGGGCGACCGAAGCCATCCCACTGCGTCACAAACCAGCCGTTTACGTCCACGTTGGTCATGGTGCATCCGTTGGCGATGTCTGGCAAGATGACCTTGTCGCAGCGCTTCCACAGCTCGACCACCTTGTAGTGCACAGACCTGTACAGGTCCACGATCTTGAAGGCTCGGTCGAGGTCGATAAGCTCCACGCCGGGGTCAGAACGCTTGGCCAGCCGAACCATCTCTTGGAACCGTGCTGCTCCTGCACCGTACTGCAGACCCAGCATCGCTGTCTTGCCAAGGAAGCGCTCAGCCTTGTCCTTCTTCGTGATCTCTCTGCCGAACAACTTGCTGGCGAAGTCGCAGTACAAGTCAACGCCGTTGCGCAGCTTCTCGGTCACGTCATCCTGCCCAGCCAACGCCATCACTGTGCGCAGCTCGATGTTGGAGGAGTCACCCACCAGCACGGTGTATCCCTCGGGAGCCCGCAACGCATCACGCAGGCCCGCAGACGGGCCACGCGCAGGGATGTTCTGCCAGTTGATGCTGTTGCCGCCTGAGTAGCGCCCTGTGGTCTTGGCACCCCAGAAGTTGAGGTACACAGGCAGAGGGCCGCGCTTGGCAGTCTCCAAGAACTTCAGCGCACGTGTCTCAGCGATAGTCGTTTTGACTCCAAGGCGAGCCGCAACCAACGCCTGTACGTCCGCATCGTCGGACTCCAGCAGGTCGGTGAAGGCTTTATCGGATTTGGCGAAGGCATAGGTCTCTTTGTCGGGTCTGGCTTTGCTCTGCTTCATCGGCGGGGTCACACCCAGCTCCAGCAAGCGAGCAGCGAATTTGTCGTTGGACATGATGACGTCGCGGTTGGTCTCGGCTGTCTTAAGCAGCTGTTCCTTGCGTACCACCTCGTCGTCGTAGAGCTGTTTCATCTTGGCCTGATCGCCGATCAGCAATGGCTCTGTGAACATCCGCACAGTCATGTCGATCAACCGTGCAGCCAGTGGCGGTGTGAACGGGTCGAACCGCTTACCCAGCTCTTTGCACAGCCATGTGTCGTGCTTGCAGTACTCAGCGTACTCCTCTAATTCCATGGGATTAAAGTCGGCGCGTCGTTTGCCCAGCGCCTTGGTCACAGCCGTGCCCTTATCCGGCAGGTTGTATTGCTTGGCGAGATTGGCCAGCGAGTGCGATGTCAGGAACGGCAGCAGCATGCGCCCTTGCCCGAGGGTATCCATCCACAGCTTGGGCTTGATGCCGCAGCGCTGCGTCAGGATGAACCCGTCGAACATGGTGTTGTGGCAGCGCACAGCGCTGTTGGCCCAGTCGAACATACCGTGCATCCAGCCGATGGTCTCCAGCTCAGAGCCAGAGAACCACACAGCGTCTTCGTCGTTCTTGATGACAGAGACCCCGATGATCTCAAAGCGATCGTCGTTGATGTACGCGTCCGTCTGCATCTTGCTGAGACTGTACTGCTGGTCGTAGTACGTCTCTAGGTCAACGGTAAGGGTGTCCATTACTTGCTCTCTTCCAGCATGCGTGACGCCATTTCTGAGGTGATGAGTTGCTGCACCTGTTCGATGCTTACAGCCACCTGCTTGTCGATGAGCTGGCCGTAACTTCCCGCGAAGCCAACGATGTAGCCGTTGGCTACCTGCTCGATGTCGACATGCAGGTGCATGCGATTGCTGGTACTACCTCGTATGGCTTGGCCCATTGCTTGGTTGTACTGCTGCGCCGTTACGGTGTTGCCTTGGTGGGTAAAGATCGTCCCATTCGAGCTGCCAATGCCAAGACCGCTCTGTGCTGCGAGTCCAGCGCTAGACATCCCTGACCCAATGCTTGCTGCGTTCTGTAGCGGGTGGTTAGCCATTTTTGGTCTCCAGCTCGATAAGCAGCTCAATGTAGTGCTTAGCTTTTTCCAAATCTTTGATGCCATTCTTATTTCTCCAGCGTGATACGTACTTGATGACGTTGCCCTCAAAGTAGCCGATGCCGTTGGCGTGGATGTACTCCACAGGCTGAATGGCCAAGTCCTTGTAGTGGTTGCCCGCCACTTGCACGTCGAGTGCGCTCTGCGGTGTGCTCAGCATCTGCTGCATTACTTCTTCTTCCTGCGGTGTCCAAGTTGTCAGGTTGGGGAACAGTTCAAGTTGTTTCATAGACGGCCTCATAGGTTGCTTCAAAAATGTCGGGCTTGCATGGGTAGTGCTCACCCTTCACGCCAGTGATAATCCAGTCGCCGGGTGTGACTATGTGGCCCCCCTCAAGGGTTTCAATCCAAAAGACTGGCATACCGCTCAGGGTAGCCTCAACCACCTCTGGGTGGTCGCCCATCTTGAACCACTGGGTGGCCTCGATGACCACGGGTTTCTTTCTGAATTTCATCACATCACCTTTGAAGCAGTAAGCAGTTTGAGGGCGTGCAAGGCTTGAGACTTCGCATCGTCCAACGCGTTGTGGTACGTGCCCGATCGTTCCATCTTGACGTGCGGGTACAGCCCCTTGAGCGTGCGGTAGCAGCGATCGTTCCAGAACTCCCACGGCTGTTTGCCACCCAGTGCGCGGTATGCGTTGGCAAGAATCACGTTGTCGAATGTGGCACCGTTGCCCCACAGCACTGAGCCCGATGGGAACCAACTTGAGAACTCACCCAGCACAAGCTCCAGCGGAGCGCCGGGTTTCTTAAACGCTGCACGGGCTTGGTCGCTCTGCTGCATCCACCACATCACTGTGCTGACGTCCATCTTCAGCCCAGCGTCAACGCAGGACTGCGGGTCGATGTTCATATAGAACTCACGACCAAGCTGCCCGTTGCCGAACTCCACAGCGCCCAAGGCGATGATCACGGCATTGCTGCCGTTACCCAGTGTCTCTAAATCAACCATTACGTTTGTCATGATCTCTCCAATGCTGCAATGCCCAATAGGCGAACGACGACGTCTTGTACGGCTTCGCCGTCTTTGACGATGAATATTGGTGGCCCTTGGCGTGAGCCCGGTCTCGGTGCGTACTCGTCCTGTGGGCGGTATGTCTCCATACGCACCAATGTGCCATTGTCCACGTTGATGATGGTGAACCGCAACTGCTCACAGTTGCTCAGTGGGTCAGAGCGCACTACCTCATCTCTTCCAGTCGTCAGCGCTCCATTGCCTATAAGCCCAATGTTTTTGCGGCCTTCGTTCTTCACCTGCTTTATCGCCCACTCCATGATGTTTTTCTTCAGCCAGTTCATCCTATCTCCTCTATGCGTACTCTGACGCGAATTGGTTTAGCTTTGGTGTTGCGAAAGAGCTTGACTGTCGTAGACGCCTCAAATGCAGGTGCCCTGACTCTCCACAACTGCGGAATACCATCGGGGTCTAGCATGAAGCTCCTTCCGCCTGTCTTAACAGCCCATGCTTTGATGTCTCGTTTCATTCTTTGCTCCTGTCAAACGTAGGCAGTGGTGCCCAGTGAGTCCAGCCGTCTGCATCGCGCCAGCTGCCGAGCACAGCAACGCCAAGGCGTTTGTCGATGAGCAGCATCTTTGCACTGAGTGGCGGTGGGTACTCTTTGGCATCGCGCCAGTGGTTGTTGACATCGACCACGGCAAAGCGGTCGTGTGTGAGTTTGTGGTCAGTCATTGCCAAAGTCCTTTGCCGCCTACGAATGTTGTCTTGATGTTTGCGCGTCTTTTCGCTGCCATCTTCCGCATGTAGCTCTTGCGACTTCTGGCTTCCTGCGACTGTGTGCGTTTTGGCTCAGCGTCTATGCCATCGCCCATCACGTAAACCTTGACTCGGTTGCGTCCATCAGTCTCGTTGGTGTAGTCGACAACGTGAATCATCTTCTGCTCCTTCATCTCGTTGATGAACTTGCCAACCGACTTTGGATTAGCGTCGATGCGCTGGGCCAACTCGATCCTGCTGAACGAGCCTTGCATCATCAGCTTAAACATCAGCACGGTCTGCTCGACGGTCATAGCAATCTCCCAGACCGCATCAAGCGGCACTGCTCTTTCATCTCAGCCGTGAAGTCCGGGTGGAACTCCGCTTGCGTGCAATTGATGCGCTTGTGGTTTGTCCTCGGTGCGTACATGAACACCAAGACAAGCGCCACAACCCAAATGGCAAGAGCAATTACTAGGTATAGGTGTCCTCTCATACTTTCTCCACAATAGGTGTCATCTTCTTCAAGCGGAACTCCTCACGAACCAACGCAATGGCAGCGTCCATGTCCTTCAGAGTCACCACCTCCATCTGTGCATCGTGCAGCTCCATGAACTCGTTTAGCGCAGACATCTCAGCGGCCTTCAGGATGAACCGGTTAGACGCAGCACCACGAGCACCAACGGAGCGCAGAGACTGCAGTCCTCGATTGACCACATCGCTGTAGTCCTTGCCGAAACCCATGCGTGCAAAGGCTTCTGTGACGTTGCCCATGGCAACCAGTGTGTCGATGTCAACTCGTGTCGCGTTGCCCTTGGTCAGGGCTTCCAGCGCTGCGTGATTCTTGATCTTTAAGTCCAGCATGAACGCTGTGTGTGATCGCACTGGTGACAGGTTCTCCATCACAAATCCCATGGGATTAAGCAGCACGGGCTTAGGTTTGTACTTGCTACGCTTGCGCATATCAGTTCCTGTTCAAGAATTTGACCCAGCATTGAGAGCAGTACCACTTCTCGCGGACACTGACTCCGCCCATGGGCT